CCGGCCGCCCTTACTGGTGCGCGCCCTGGTCAACCCAGGCCGACCACCTGGTGGCCGTACCTGGTCCGCGTGCCGGGCCGACCGACGCCTGGGCCGTGCGCCTGGTATCGCGCGCCGCGCGCCCTGGACCTGGTGGCCGTGTTTGTGTTTGTGTCGCCTGGTCGCCCGTGTATGTGATCCCGGATCACATACACCGGCCGCGCTGCCTGGTGCGCGCTGCCTGGTCCGTGGTCCGTGGTCCGTGGTCCGTGGTCCGCGTGCCTGGCGCCGGTGGCCATGGGCCGCGCGCCCTGGTGCCTGGTGCGACCCCCCACGCCACCCGGGGCCAGAAAAACGGGCCCCGGTCGCGGGCTGCGCGGGCTTTAGCCCGATTTCGCACGCTATGTTTCACGTGAAACACTTTTCGACCCCCAAAGAAAAAAGGGCCCCCTTTGTCAACAAAGTCAACTCGTGTCAAAATATTTGCAATTTCAAAACGAAACGGACCCCATGATCCCTGAAGACATCGACGCGGAACGACTCAAACTCGAGTACCGGCTCGCGCAGCTTGATACGCAAGACAAGGCCCGCACCAACTTCATCGACTTTGTTCGATACGTGTGGCCTCAGGCTTTGCTCGGTGAGCATCACACCGTGATGGCCAAAGCCTTTGACCGGATCGCCAACGGCACCTTGAAGCGCTTGATCATCAACATGCCCCCTCGGCACACGAAGTCTGAGTTCGCGTCCTATCTCCTGCCGGCGTACCTCATGGGCCGTGATCCGCGAACCAAGGCCATTGAAGCAACGCACAACAGCGAGCTCGCCGTGCGCTTTGGCCGAAAGGTCCGTGACCTGATGGACATGGACACCTACAAGGAGGTGTTTCCGGATGTGACCTTGAAGCAGGACTCCAAGGCTGCTGGCCGGTGGGACACGAACCTTGGCGGGGAATACTTTGCCGTGGGTGTGGGCGGCGCGATGACTGGACGGGGTGCGGACGTTTTGATCATTGACGATCCCCACTCAGAGCAGGACGCGATGAGCGCTTTGGCTTTGGACAATTGCTGGGAGTGGTACAGCTCTGGCCCTCGTACGCGCCTGCAGCCAGGTGGTGCGGTGGTGATTGTGATGACGCGCTGGGGGACGAAGGACCTGACGGCGCGTTTGATCAAGGCGCAGAAATCGCGGAACGCGGACCAGTGGGAGGTGATCGAGTTCCCGGCCATCTTGCCTAGTGGTAAACCCTTATGGCCGGGGTTCTGGAAGATCGAGGAGCTAGAAAGTGTCAAGGCTTCCTTGTCAGTTCAAAAGTGGAACGCGATGTACCAGCAGCAGCCCACGAACGATGAGGGTGCGATTTTGAAACGGGAGTGGTGGAAAGTCTGGCCAAAGGATGATCCGCCGATCGTGAACTACATCATCCAGTCTTTGGACACGGCGTATTCCAAGAAGGAGACGGCTGACTTTTCTGTCATCACGACGTGGGGGGTGTTCTACCTGAACGAGGACTCGGGGGCCTCGATCATCTTGCTCGATGTCAAGCGCGGCAGGTGGGACTTCCCGGAGCTCAAACGTATCGCGAAGGAGCAGTATGACGTTTGGCAGCCTGACAACGTGCTGATTGAAGCGAAGGCCACGGGTACAACGCTGCAGCAGGAACTCAGGAAGATGAGCATTCCGGTGACGATGTATTCGCCTGGCGGGCGGCGCGCGGGCCAGGACAAGGTGTCCAGGGCCAACGCGATTGCTCCTGTGTTCGAGGCCGGGATGGTCTGGGCCCCGGACACGGAGTGGGCGGAGCTGTTGGTTGAAGAGTGCGCGGCGTTTCCGAACGGGGACAACGATGACATGGTGGACAGCACGGTGATGGCGATGGACAGGTTCCGCAGGGGCAACTTCATCAGCTTGCACACGGATGACCAGGACGAGGGAAATAGCTCTGAGGGAGCGCTTGTGCCGGAGTACTATTGACGCTTAAAATGAGGGAACTAATTCCTCGGCTGGGGCGCTATGAAATACACCACTTTGTCGGATGACGACATGGACAATGTCCAGAAGTTTGCTTTTGGCGGCATTGCCAACCCCATTCAACGGCCGTTCCTGCGAGCAGCGGACCGTGATTATCTCGCCGCGCGCCAGGCAGAGTTGGACGCATTCGAGGAGCAGCGCCTGGCGTACAACGCAGGGCTGACCAAGTACCAAGAAGAGGTTTACAAGCCGTACCAGCAGCAGGCCCAGGCCTACAACGCAGCGGCGCAGCAGTACAACACGGAGGTCTACGACCCGTACCAGCAGCAGTACAGTGCGTACGAAAAGGCCGTGGCGGATTACAACGCGGGGCCCCGCACCGCTGACTATGCGGGTCCGGCCGAGCCGACACTGGCAAGGGCGTTTGAGATGCAAGCGCCAACCGCTCCAGGGTCCTTTGACATGTCAGCGCCTGTCCTGCCGTTTAAGGAGGAAGAGGTGCAAGCTCGTCAGCAGCAGGCCGCTGAGACAGCGCGCAAGGACGCGGGCAACCGCGCCACAGCGATCAACGTGGTCAGCAACCCTGATCAGTTTGGTTTCGGCTCGATGTCCATCAGCAACCGGTTCATGGCCGAAGGCGGCCCTGTGAACAAGGAGCTCAGCGCCCGTGACATGTTGGACAAGATGCCTGACCCCAGGGAAGAGGCGTCTGTGCAGCGCATGATCCGTGAAGTGAGCGCCGGCGGCAAGATGACCGAGGAACAGGTCATGGCAGCTGTGGACCGTGTCTCGGCAGCAGGCCGTGGCGGGGACGAGCTTTTGGCGTATTTGTCGCCCGAGTCCATGGCCTTCTTGAAGTCGCGCGGCGGCGCAGGTACGACCAACCCGCTCACAGGCTTGCCCGAGTTCAAAGGCCGCCGGAGAAGGTCCGCGCCAGCGCCAGTTCCAGAGCCAGCTCCAGAGCCAGCCAAGTCGGGGATGGAGATGGATTCTGATTACTACGCTAAACAGCAGCGCGAGGAGAGAAATCCCCCTGCTCCAGCTATTCGCCTTCCGGCGGAAATTAGCGAACCCCAACCTGCTACCCCTGCCGCCCCACCTCCGCCCACGGCTGCTGAGCTTATGGAGCAGTTGCGCGTGGCCAACGAATCGCGAGCCGCTGCCGAGGCCAAGTACGCTGCTGACCTTAAGGCGCAGCAAGAGTCTGCCGCCCAGGCACAGAAGGAAGCCATTGCCGCAGCCTTGAAAGCGGATGCTGAGAGCCGCGCCAAGATGATTGCAGCACCTGTTCTCGGTACTTCTGCGCCTGCTTCTGCGCCTGCGCCTGTCGCAGCTCCCCCTGCCCCTGTTTACACGCCTCCTCCCGTGGTCGCTCCACCTCCGGTAGTTGCGCCTCCTCCCGTGGTTGTTTCTCCGCCACCTCCACCACCGCCTCCCGCCCCCGTCATCCGAGACCCGCGCGCCGTGCAAGGCCAGGCAGGCAGCTCCGCCTCTCAAACCACTATTGGCCCCAACGCCGCAGCGTTTTTGACGGGCATCAACGCTGCCAGACCTATTGCGCCCGTCAACCTTGGACGACCAGTCTCTGGCATGCCTCGCCCTGTTCCAGGGGGTCAATCCTCGACCCCTGGCGCGCAGCCTCAACAAGGCGGCGGTTTGGACAGAAGCTATCAGTCTCCCGGCATTGCGCAGCCCCAGTTCGTAGACTACACCTCACGTGGCGTGGGCACAGCGCAGCAGAACCTGCCAATGTTTAATGCTTACCAGCAGCGCCAGTTCCAGCAGGCAACCAATCCCAGCAACTACTTTGCCCTGAGCCAGCCAGGCACGGGCAACGCCCCGGGAACCATGGCCATCGGCTCACGCAACGCCCCGCTGCCTGGCGCGATCAACACCATGAGCGCGATCGACGCCAACCCCAACCTGTCCCCTGGCATGCTGGGTGGCCAGCAGAACGCGGGGATCATGACGGATCGCTTGGGCAATCGGATTTACGCTCCGGCCATGCCCGTGTACCGCTTTGCCAAAGGCGGCCTGGCCGAGTCCAACGCATACAACCTGTCGGACGAAGAGGACGCACCGATCAACACCGATCCGCTGGGCTCGGCCCAGCAGTTCATGACGCAGTTGTCGCAGGCGGACAAGCCTTCGCCCAGCCGACAAAGTGTCAAGCGCGTGGCCAAGAACTCCGGCGGCGCAGAAGCGCCCAAGGAGATGGGCATGAAGACGGATTCTTTGTCCACGGCCAAGGACTTTGTGCCGCAGCTGTCGAACAAAGGCTCCTCGCGCCAGCAGATGGAGGAGCTCGCACGGGCCTACCAGCTCAAGATCAACGCCGCCAAGAACAAGGCCCGGGGCCTGGCGGCCGACACCTTTGGCGCGCCTACCTTGGAAGGCCCGTCGCTGACCAAGAGCACCTTGACGGCCAAGCGCTTTAACAAAGGTGGTGAGGCAAAAAAGCCTGAGGCCGAAGTGGCAGAACCCAGCCTCTTCGGTGTGAGCGACTACGCCACCAAGGCCTCGGCCAAGATGTTCCCGGACCAGATGGGCCAGGACGACCAGCGCGACGCGGCCCGTCACATGTTGGCCGCTGGCAGCGTGGCGCGCAAGTACGGCCCCAAGGCAGCGGAGCTGCTGGGCAAGGCTCACGAATACACGAGCAACCCACAGACGTTCTTTTCTGCGCTGGGCATTGGCCAGCCGCGTGACGATCTGCCCTACGATGTGCACAACAACCGCATTGGCGCGGAGCTCGCAGCGCGGGCCGCGAGCCAGGCTGAGTTGGAAGCGCTGGTCAAGGCCATGGCACTGCAAGCGCAGACCAAGCAGACCAAGGACAAGCCGTACATCATGAGCCGCGAGCAGATGCAAGCGCGCAAGGAAAAGGCCGAGAAAGGCATGACCGAGCGCCCCGAGTACCGGTCTAAAAAATAAACAACGTCGACAGTTGATTTGTTGAATAATACACAGCTGCAAGCGTAAGGAACAAAAATGGCAATCGAAAAAGCAATGAACCCGCTGCCCTCACTTGAGGTGGTGATCGGCGGTGGAGGCATTCCAAAGCCTGAATCGGACATCGAAATCATCATTGAAGAGGATGGCGGTGCCACCGTGGAGATGGGCGAGCAGGACGCCGAGGAGGTGGACTTCTACGCCAACCTGGCAGCCGTGATTGACCCTGACGATCTGGCCCGCGTGGGCCTTGAAGTGTCAGCCTTGTTTGAAGCTGACAAGGGCTCGCGCTCCGATTGGGAATCCATGTACGCCAAGGGCCTAGACCTTTTGGGCTTTCGCATGGAAGAGCGCACCAAACCCTTCCGAGGCGCGGCCGGTGCAACGCACCCAATGCTCACCGAGGCCATCATTCAGTTCCAGGCACAGGCCTTCAAAGAGCTCATGCCCGCTGGCGGCCCTGTTCGCAGCCAAGTCATGGGCAAAGAGACGGTGGAAAAGTTCCAGCAGGCCGGTCGCGTGCAGGATTTCATGAACTACCAGCTCACCACGGTGATGCAGGAGTACACGCCAGAGTTCGACCAGCAGCTTTTCTACACTGGATACGGTGGTTCGACCTTCAAAAAGGTCTACTACGACTACCAACTGGGCCGCATGGTGTCAAAACTGTGCCTGGCAGACGACGTTTACATCCCCTACAACGGCTCAAGCGTCGTGTCCCAGTGCCCACGGCTCACGCACCGCATCGCAATGGACTCCAACGAGTACAAAAAGCGCGCCATAGCGGGCGAATACCTGGATGTGGTGGCTGACACGTACGCCACGCCCACCGATCCGAGCCAAATTCAGGGTGCAGTGGACAAAATCACCGGCATTCAGCCCACCACGGACGTGGGCGAGGTGTTTTTGCTCGAGCAACTGGTCGATTTGGACATCCCAGGCTTTGAAGATGTGGACGAAGACGGTGAACCGACGGGCGTGAAGCTCCCATACGTCGTCACTTTGATCGAAGACAGCTTGAAAGTGGTCGGAATTCGTCGAAATTGGAAAGAAGAAGACGAAAAACGCCTGCGCCGCAACTATTACGTGCACTACGTGCTCGTCGAGGGCCCTGGTGCCTACGGTTTGGGCTTTGTGCACCTCATCGGTGGCCTTGGCAAGGCCGCAACGAGCGCCCTGCGCCAGCTGATCGACGCTGGAACGCTGGCCAACCTGCCTGCAGGCTTCAAAGCCAAGGGCGCACGGATCGCGGACGACTCTGACCCCATCCAACCGGGCGAATGGCGCGACATTGACGCTGGCGGCGCGGAGTTGTCAGGCTCGCTCATGCCTTTGCCCTACAAAGAGCCCAGCCAGACGCTGTTTGCGCTGCTTGGTTTCTTGGTGGACGCCGGCAAGCGCCTGTCCAGCACGGCCGACATGCAAATTGGCGACGGCAACCAGTACGCACAGGTGGGAACCACCTTGGCACTGCTTGAGCGCGGCTCCATGGTCATGTCCAGCATCCACAAGCGCCTGCATTACGCGCAGACGATGGAGTTCCGCCTACTGTTCGAGGGCTTTGGCCAGTACATGCCCGACGAGTACCCCTACGAGGTCCCTGGCGCGAGCCGCAAGATCAAGAAGGCGGACTTCGACACCATGGTCAGCGTGCAACCTGTCGCGGACCCCAACATCTTCAGCTCTGCACAGCGCATCCAGATCGCGCAGATGCAGTTGCAGCTGGCCCAGAGCGCCCCGAACATGCACAACATGTACGAGGCCTACTATCGCATGTATGCGGCGCTCAACATCCGTGACATCGACGGCGTGCTGCTGCCCCAGAACACCAACTCGCCTCGCGACCCTGCGTCGGAGAACAGTGACGTGCTCAACGGCATGAAGCTCAAGGCCTTTGCCGGCCAACAGCACGATGCGCACATCGCAACGCACCTGATGATGGGCTTGTCGCCTGTCTTGCAGGCCAATCCGATGTCTGCATCCGAGTTGCAAAAGCACATCTTGGATCACGTGCGCTTGAAGGCAGAGGAAGACGTGGAAGCAGACCTGTTCAAGGCCTACGGCACCGATCCCGACCGCATGGTGTCCGCTATCCAGAAGGAAGGCATGGTCGCCATCAAGATCGCGGTCTACATGCAGGAAGTGCGCAAGATGCAGGACGAGATGGCCGGTGGCGATGAAGGCCCTGACCCTCTGGTCAAGCTCAAGGAAGTTGAAATCCAGCAGCGCGCTCAGAACGACCAAGCCAAGATCGGCATTGACCAGCAGCGCCTGGCTTTGGACCAGCAAAAGCAGCAAGAGAACATGCAGATCAACCGCCAGAAGCTGCAACTGCAGCAGTCCAAGATCAACCAACCAGGAGGCCGGTATGCCGCTTAAAAAAGGTTCCAGTCAGAAGACGATCAGCAGCAACATCGGAGAGATCGTGCGCGATTACAAGAAGGACGGCGCGATCGGCACCAGCAAGCCCAAGAGCAAGGCAGCTGCCATCAAGCAAGCTGCGGCCATTGCCTACGACAAGGCAGGCAAGACCCGCAAGATGGCCAAAGGCGGCGATGCCATCAAGTCCCCTGCCGGGGTGCAAGGGCCTTCGATGATTGTGAAGAAACGTGACGGCAACCGTCCAGTTAAGATATACTGAAATGTCAGTGAAGGCTACCGGGCGGGGCATTGAGCCGCCTGCTTTTCATGGAAATCACCATGCTTGAATTTGCAGAAGCAGTTCTGAAGGAAATCAGGAAACTCCAGGAACAATCTCGACAGATTGTTTTGAACGGAACCATCACAGACATGGAGCGTTACCGCTACATGATGGGCCGCCTTGAGGGCTTGAGAATGGTTGAAGAATCCGTGAAAGAGTTACTCAAGAAAATCACGGACGATGACTTTGACGATTTATCAACCTGAGAGGACCCTATGGAAACTGTGATCCCTGAAGTAAACATGACCGCCTTGGAGCGCAAGTGGGCCGAGGAGGCAGCTAACAAGCCGCCTGCCCTTGAAGACGCCTACACCGAGCTGGGTTTTGACCCCGAGAAGCTCAACCAAGCGGTCATCGACACCATCCCCAAACCATCCGGCTGGCGTATCGCCATCTTGCCTTACCGTGGCGCTGAAAAGTCCAAGGGCGGCATCGTGTTGGCGGAAGAAACCCAGCGCAAGACGCAGCTCGGCACCGTGTGCGGCTATGTCTTGAAGGTAGGCGACCTGGCGTACGGCGATCCATCCAAATTCCCCACCGGCGCATGGTGCAAGGAAGGTGACTGGATCATCTTTGGCCGTTACGCAGGCGCACGCATCCCAATCGACGGCGGTGAGATTCGTCTCATCAACGACGACGAGGTGCTGGGCGTGGTGAACAGCCCCGAAGATATTCTGCACATGTAAAGGAGCAACAGCATGAATGATGAGTTGGAATTTAAGATCGGTGAGGACGAAAGTTCAGCCACCGTGGCGATTGGGGAGGACGGCGCTGCTGAAGTGCTGGACAAGCCCCAGGCACCGGTCGTGGAAACGCCCTCTGCCGAAGCCCCTGCTACTGGCGAGCTGGATCAGTACAGCGAGAGCGTCAAAAAGCGCATCGACAAGCTGACCGCACGCCTGCGCGAGACCCAGCGCCGTGAGCAAGCAGCCTTGGAGTACGCCAAGAGCGTCCAGGCCCGCGCCACGCAGCTCGAGCAGCAGTACATGACCGTGGACAGCGAGCGACTGGGCGAGGCCAATGGCCGCGTGCAGACACAAGTTGTTGCGCTCAAGCAGATCATTCGCAAGGCCCGTGAAGAGGGCGACATCGATACCGAGACGGAAGCCCAGCAGCGTTTGACCACGCTGACCATGGAGCAAAACCAGATCAACGCGGCCACGCAGCAGCGCGAACAGCAGCAGCAACAGTGGAACCAGCAACAGCAGGCGGCTGCCCAGCAGGCCGCCCAGCAGCCTCAGGTACAAGTGCAGCAAGAAGTCGATCCTCGCGTTGAGGAATGGGCTGAGCGCAACCCCTGGTATGGCCGCGACACCGCCATGACTCACGCAGCGTGGGGAATCCATCGACAGTTGATTCAGGTTGAGGGGTTTGACGCAAATAGCGATGAGTACTATGATGCGCTAGACACACGTTTGAAGCAGACCTTCCCGCAAAAGCTGGGTGGTCAGCCTCAAGCGCAAACTAACAGAGCCGCCCGATCCGTGCAAACGGTGGCACCTGCATCCCGGTCTTCGGGTATTAACAACGCACGCCGCACTGTCAAATTGACACCAAGTCAAGTTGCAATTGCCAAAAAGCTGGGTGTTCCTCTCGAGGAATATGCCAAGTACGTAAAGGATTAAACCATGTCAGACGTCAAATTACCTACCCTCAATCGCAGTTCTCGCGGGGCCGAATCCCGGGAGAAAGATGCGCGACGTAAACCTTGGGCACCTCCTTCACGACTGGATGCACCTCCTGCTCCTATTGGATATAAGCACCGTTGGATTCGGGCTGAAGCCGGTGGTTTTGACGACCGCACGAACATCTCTGGAAAGCTCCGCGAGGGGTATGAGCTGGTTCGTGGGGACGAGTACCCCGACTATCATGTCCCAACAGTAGAAGACGGCCGACATGCTGGCGTGATCAGCGTGGGAGGTCTGCTCCTAGCACGTATCCCTGAGGAAACAGTTGCAGAGCGCAATGCGTATTACCGCGATCGAGCGAACGACCAATTGCAGGCGGCTGATAACGAACTGATGAAGGCCAATGCTCACAACAGCATGACTATTCAGCGTCCGACTCGCCAGTCCCGCGTCTCCTTCGGCGGCTCTAACAAGAGCTGACGGAATCCAACTTTTTTAAGGAAATGACAAATGGCTAACATCGACAAAGCCTTTGGTCTGCGTCCTATGGGCAATCTCTCGGCCACTGGTGCACAAGCTCAGTACGGCTACGAGATCGCCGATAACCAGGCTGGAGCAATTTTCCAAGGCGACCTCGTCACCATTTTTGATGGCTACTTGGTCAAGTTCGCCCCCGCTACTCACACCGCAGCTGTCGGCGTGTTCAACGGTTGCAACTACATCGACCCCACCACAGGCAAGCCCACCTGGAAGAACTACTACCCTGGTTCTGTCAACATCACCGCTGGCAAGATCATTGCCGACGTGATCGATGATCCAGCTCAGCTGTTCTTGATCCAAGCTGATGAAGACATCGTTCAAGCCGACATCGGCAAGAACGCTGACGTCGTCGGTACTGGCGGCAGCACCACTACCGGTGTTTCCACCATGGAACTGGACTCGTCCACTATCGCAAATTCCGCCGCTTTGAACCTGAAGATCGTCGGTCTGTTTGATGTCCCTGGCAACTCCTTGGGCAACTTTGCAGTGGTGGTTGTGAAAATTAACGAACATCTGTACGGTAGTGCCGGTGTTGCTGGTCAAGGAGCTTAATCATGGCAATTTCACGCGCACAACTGGTCAAGGAACTTGAGCCAGGTCTCAACGCCCTCTTCGGCCTTGAGTACAAAAACTACGAGAACCAACACACTCAGATTTACACCATCGAATCTTCGGACCGCGCGTTTGAAGAGGAAGTGATGGAATCGGGTTTTGGTGAAGCCCCTGTGAAGACCGAAGGCGCTGGCGTTGCATACGACCAGGCGCAAGAAGTCTACACAGCTCGTTACACTCACGAGACCATCGCCCTGGCGTTCTCGCTGACCGAAGAAGCCGTTGAGGACAACCTCTACGACCGTCTGTCGGCCCGCTACACCAAGGCCTTGGCCCGTTCGATGGCTCAGACCAAGCAGATCAAGGCTGCAGCAGTTCTGAACGGCGCTTTCACCACCTCTATCGGTGGCGACGGCGTGGTTCTGTGCTCCACTGCACACCCCACACTGTCGGGTCCTAACCTGTCCAACACCCTGGCAACACCTGCTGACTTGTCCGAGACCTCCTTGGAACAATCTCTGATCGACATCCAAGCGTTCACCGACGAACGTGGTTTGAAGATCGCGGTTCAGGGTCTGAAGCTGATCATCCCCAAAGAGTTGCAGTTCACGGCTGACCGTATCCTCAAGTCCACACTGCGTGTGGGCACTGCGGACAACGACATCAACGCGATCAAGAACATGGGCATGGTCTCTCAAGGCTACACCATCAACAACTTCCTGACCGACCCAGACGCGTTCTTCATCAAGACTGACGCTCCTAACGGCATGAAGATGTTCGAGCGCGTGTCCTTGAAGACTGGTTTCGAAGGCGACTTCGACACCGGCAACGTCCGCTACAAGGCCCGTGAACGCTACAGCTTCGGCTTCAGCGACCCACGCGGTTTGTTCGGTTCGCCAGGCGCAGCCTAAGCGAAAAAGGGTTGGGGGTTCCCGGCCGAGAAAAAGGGGCTTCGGCCCCTTTTTCTTTTTGCAGATATGGGTTATATTGTGCCCATCCCGGATTCATTCGGTGTATCTGACAGCCCCGGGGCTGACGTCATGCAGACAGATACGCCTCAACCGCATGAGGAATCATCATGGCTTTGACTACCTTCTCCGGCCCAGTACGCTCGTTGAACGGCTTTATCGCTGGCGACGGCAGCACCATCACCAAGGTGCGCTCCGGCTCCGCTTCCCTGAATTTTGGCTCGATTGGCGCTGCTGCCCAGGCGGACCTGACCATTACCATCGCCGGCGCTGCCGTGGGTGATGAAGTCATCATGGCCTTGCCCGCTGCCCCCGCTGCTGGCCTGATCTTCAACGCGTTTGTCTCGGCTGCTGATACCGTGACTATCCGCGCATCCAACATCACAGCGGCCCCTGTTGATCCTGCTGCAGCCACTTACGGCGCGATTGTCATCGCAGCCTAACCGGGAGCCTTAAATGAGCGCCAGCAATATCAAGTCGGTACAGAAGACGGCCTCTGCGGCGGCCGTCGCTGGCCGCGCACGGCTGCTGGGGGTCTACTTCACGAACACTGCCACCGCTTCTTCTGTTGTCCTCAAGGACGGCGGCAGCAGCGGCACAGCCCGTTTGTCGCTGCTGACCCCTGCTTCCGCAGGCTCGCAAGACCTGATGATCCCAGACATGGGCATCTTGTTCGAGGACGGCATCTACATTACCTTTGGCTCAGCTGAAGTGACAAGCGTCACCCTGCTGTTTGAAGGCGGAGCGGCGGCGTAATGGCTTCCAAAGGCATGGGCATCAAAACCTCGGTGAAGAGCGGGAACTTCCGCGCCACCAAGGAAGGTGCAGGCATGACCAAAAAGGGCGTGGCAGCGTTTCGCAAAGCCAACCCTGGGAGCAAGCTGAAGACGGCGGTGACTACCAAGACACCGTCGGCTGCAGAGGCAAAGCGTAGGGCGTCGTATTGTGCGCGGTCCGAAGGGCAGATGAAGGATTTTCCAGAAGCTGCCAAGGACCCAGACAGCAGGCTGCGCCAAGCGCGAAAGCGCTGGAGGTGCTGAGCCATGGAAATGATGGTATGGAACATCGTTTTGACAGCGGTTGTGGGTCTCATGGGGTTCTTGCTTAAAAGCAAGTTCGACGAGTTGTCCAGGCTTGGCATTTTGCTAAACCGGACACGCGAAGAAGTCGCCAGAGACCACATTACCCGCAGGGAAGTGGACGATCGAGTTGAAAAACTTGTCACCCACATGGACCAAAGGTTTAACCGAATCGAGCAAAAACTCGATGACATGCAAAAAGGACGGATGACATGAAATCAGCAATGAAGATGGTCAAAAAAGGCGGCAAATCAGTGCCTTCTTTCGCGGCCGATGGCGTTGGCAAGATGAAAAAAGGTGGCATGGCCATGAAGTCCGCTTCGGACAAGATGGGTCGCGCTGTTTCTCGTAAAACGGCCGACGTCAAGGGCCGTGCAATGAAAAAAGGAGCTTGATATGGCTGGACGTGGAATGGGTTGCGCCACTCGTGGCGGTGGTGCTGTTGAAAGCGGCCCCAAAAACAAGGTAATGTCCGAGACCAGTAAGACCACTGGCCCCGCGATGATGAAAAAGGGCGGCATGGCCAACAAAGGCGGCATGAATGAGCACAAGCGCATGGCCATGGGCAAGCCCGTTGGCAAAATGGGCGGCGGCATGATGACCAAGGCCTATAAAAAGGGCGGAGCGGTCTGCTAAATGGCCACATCAGGCACAACCACATTCAACCTGTCGATTGACGACCTGGTTGAGGAGGCGTTTGAGCGCTGCGGCATGCGGTCGACGAGCGGTTATCAGCTCTCCTCAGCACGACGCTCGCTCAACCTGCTGTTCCTTGACTGGGCCAATCGCGGGCTGAACCTGTGGACAATCGAACAGGCCACCTTTCCGTTGACCGCAGGTGTCAACGAGATCGCGCTGGATGCGTCGGTTGTCAACGTGCTTGAAGCTGTCATTCGACAGAACAACCAGGGCACCAACACGGACGTCTACATCGAGCGCATCAGTCGTGAAGACTGGTTGAATGTGCCCGACAAGACAACGCAGGCTCGTCCTGCGCAGTTCTACGTTGAGCGCACCAACATTCCCAAGGTCTACTTCTACCCGGCTCCAGCGGCAGGGTACACGTTCGTCTACTACCGTATCCGTCGCATTCAAGATGCGGGGGAGTACACCAACACAGCAGACGTCAATTTTCGCTTCTTGCCTTGCTTGGCGTCTGGCCTGGCGTACTACCTGTCGCTCAAGTTTGCGGCAGACCGCGCTGCAGCGCTCAAGGCAATCTATGAAGAAGACTTCCAACGTGCGGCCCTGGAGGATCGAGACACTGCCAGCGTGCAATTTGTACCGGACCTAGGGGTATGACATGGCCTATGCGTCAGGCAAATACTCCAACGCGCTGTGCGACTACTGTGGCCAGCGCTATCCGTACAACACCCTGCGCAAAAACTGGCGCGGCTTCATGGTGTGCCCGGACGATTACGAGCCCAAAGAGCCACAACTTGAGCCGTTGCGCTACAACGGGGACGCCATTGCGCTGCGCGATCCGCGTCCCGATCGCATTGAGCCCGTATCCGTCTTTGTCGGCGCGCCAGGTTTTACCGCGTTTCAAAGTTTTGGCAGCGTGCGAGGTGGCACCAACATGCAACCGTACATCCAGGACCAGGCGCTCATCGCGCAAGGCGTTGTTGGATCAGTGACTGTGAGCATCTCATGACCTACGACGAACTTGTCACCAACATCCGAAACTATACCGA